TTGGCGGAGGAAGTAAAAATAAAAACAAAAAAGGAGTGAGTTGTAGTGGCAAATGATATCACCATGATGATGATCAAGCAGTTCAGCACGAACGTGCAGCTACTCTGCCAGCAGCTCGACTCGAGGTTTGCGAAAGCCGTCAGGGTTGAGCCGATACACGCAGAGTATGCGTTCTTTGACCAAATAGGGCCTGACATAGCGGAGGATATGACCACGAGACACGGGCCTACGCCTATCATGGACGAGCAGCACCAGAGGCGCAGGGTGCATGCCACGCGCACGCACATAGGGCGTCTCATCGATGCTTACGACCTAAACAGGATACTCACCGATCCGACGTCGGCGTACGTGAAGAGCATGGTGGCTGCGCTGTTCCGCAGGTTGGACGACAAGATAATAGCTGCAGCTTTTGGGCCTGCGTATACGGGCAAGGAAGGCGAAAGCTCGATTGCTTATGATTCTTCAATGACTGTGGCTAACACAGTTGGTTCCGAGAAAACTCCAGCTGAGGCTTGTGGCATGAATGTGGCCAAGTTGCTCGCAGCGTCAGAGTTGCTTAACAAAAACGATGTGCCAGAGAACGACCGCTATGTTGCGATGAGCGCAAAACAGCACGCAGAGCTTCTTGGCGATACCCGTGCAACCAGCAGGGATTACATCGGCACGTTCACGCTGGAAAACGGACGCATAACCAACTTCGTAGGGTTTAACATAATCCTGTCAGAAAGGTTGCCGAAGAGCGGCAGCGACCGTGAGTGCCTGTTCTGGCAGAAGGACGGGCTGCTTCTGGCTGTGAACGAAGACGTGGTTACCAAGATAAGCGAACGTCCCGATCTTGCCTATTCCAAGCAGATTTACATCGCCATGGACAACGGCGCCACCAGAATGGAAGAGTGCAGAGTAGGCAAGATACTCTGCAAAGAATAGTGAGGGGGCGATGTAGATGGCGACCTACAACGGCGTGAACTACAACAAATATATGGCAGGACAAGTGCTCGATCAGGGCCTGTGGGGCGGCAAGGTGCAGGTGGCATATGATAAGTTCACGTATACTGGGAGCTCGGCAAGTGGAGATAAAGTATATCTTTGCAAGCTCCCTAAGAACGCGAGGGTGTTGCCCATCTCCATAGTTAAGACCGACAAGGCCGTAACTCTATCGGTAGGTATAGACGGAGATGCGACCAAGTTCCTTAATTCTGGGGCCGTGAACGGCGCTGTTACGTTCTCAAAAGCTACAGGTGATCAGCTTGGTGCAGATGTGCCCATCTTGGTATCAATAGGGTCGGCTGCTTCAACCCCAACCATTGAGATGTGGGTCTTCTACACTCAGGCTGGATAGGACGGTGAGGTGAATGGCCGAATATAAGGGAATAAATTTAACGGCTAACGAAAGCGGAACCGTGCTTGATCCTGGAGTATGGGGAGGCAAAGTGCAGCTCATGCAGGATAAAGCAACGCTTGGGGCTATAGCAGTTGACAACATTGCATGCCTCGGCTGGCTCCCTAAGAATGCACGGATACTCCCCAACTCGTTCATTAAGTTCGGGGCCATGGGTGGCACAGGTGATGGCGAAATTAACCCAGCATTGCTCAAGATTGGCACAGTTGGCGACGATGATAAGTTCGCATCTAACGTGAACGCAAAAACGGCAGGCACGTTTCAGTTCACGTCCGTGGGGAATAGCAAGGTAGGCGAAGCTGGACCCATTGTGATTAAAATCACTGCGGCTGGAAGCGGGACGAATGTGCCTGTAGAGGCGTGGATATTCTACGTGCAGGCAGGTTAGGGCAAGGGGCCTTGTGGCCCCCTTAAAACTTAAGGAGAGTTGAAGCTTGGCCAAGAAGGAGAAGTGGATACAGAAGGCCATAAAGCACCCTGGAGCGTTCACGGCCAAGGCAAAGAGGGCTGGCATGAGCGTGCAGCAATACGCAAGGAGCGTGCTGAAAGATGGAAGCAGGGCCAGCACCACTACTAAGAGGCAGGCTGCACTTGCTTTGCGTCTTGCCGAAATGGCCAAGAAGAAGAAATGATTGTTTCTATAGCAACGGAGGTGGGTAAATGGCCGTAACATCAGAATATCAACCGATGCGCCTCAAGGGCGATGGCTCTACCGCAAGGTTCGATTTCACGTTCCGCATATTGGCACCAACTGACCTGCAGGTCTACGTTGGCAACACGCTCAAAGAACTCGGCACGCATTATGATGTGAAATCTGACATCCATTTGCCAGGAGATTCTGGCTACGATTGGAGAGACGGAGGCTACGTCCAGTTTAACATAGATGAAATCCCTGCCGAAAATGTAGACGTTACAATACATAGGGTGATCCCAGTCCTGCAGCTGCTTAATCTTGAAGAAGGTGGCCCGTTACCACCAGAGACGCTTGAAACTGCCTTTGACAGGATCACGTATATCGCACAGCAGATAAGCAATGCTATAAACCGATGTCTGTCTTTCCCAGTATACGCAGAGTATAACTTTGATCCCACAGTGCCAGAGCCAAAGGCATATGCTGTGCTTGGTGTATCCGCAGATGGCAAGTCGTTCCATATGTACGATGAATATGTATTGAAAATCCAGTATTCTCCCAACCTTGAAGACTGGTATAACGAAAGCAATCTTGAGAGAAACGATAGATATGTGCGCTTAAGCATCAACGATGGTCAGACATGGGGATCGCCTATTGACCTAAATGGGCTTCAAAATGCCATGGTAACCCAAGCCTTGGCATATAAGAATGCAGCGGCTGACTCGGCAACTGCAGCAGCAGCGTCTGCCTTGGAGGCACAAGAGGCTGCCACAAGCGCATTTGCGTCTGCTTCCAACGCCGAAGCGTATGCCACGGTTGCACAAGATGCCAAAGAAGACGTAGAAGCATCAGCAGCATCTGCAGCGCTTTCTGCATTGAACGCCGCGGCGTCGGCTTCATCGGCACAAGCTTCTGCGACTACGGCCCAAAATGCCAAAGCAGATGCCCAAGCTGCTGCGTCGAGCGCGTCATTGTCTGCATCTGAAGCTCTTGGATATAGAAATGCGGCAGAAGGTTTTGCTTTAACAGCACAGGCGTCGGCAGAAGGCATACAGGAAGCTGAAGAATCTGCTCGTGAGTCCGCCACGCTTGCCAACAATGCCAAATTGGCAGCACAGGTGGCGGCCGAAGAGGCCCAAGCCCATTCTTCCGATGCTGCTGCATACGCGTTTTACGCGCAGACAGAAGCTGAGTCTGCAGAAAATGCCAAGACTGCAGCGGAGACAGCTAAGGCAGACGCTGAGGCTGCTAAATCTTTGGCAGAGGCGTCATCATTAGACGCTGCATCTTCTGCATCAGCGGCACAAAGTGCAAAAATAGATGCGCAACTGGCGTCTGCCGCTGCACGTGAATCTGAAATTGCAGCTAACACATACAAAACAGCTGCGGAAGCTTCATCTGCTGCTGCCCAAACTGCTGCTGCCAATGCAAATACATACAAGGCAGACGCTCAACAGGCGGCAGCAGTAGCACAAGATTCAGCGTCAGCGGCATTTGGTGCAGCGGCACCAGCGTGGAGCGCGTCGAGCACTTATAATTTCCCAGACGTGGTGGCCTATACAGATGGGCACACATACAGATGCAAAGGCACAAATGTGGGTTCTGACAACCCCCCAGTAATAGGCGAAGCCGAAAATTCTGCTTATTGGACGAAGCTCACGTTAGCTTATGGAAGTAGCGCTTTTGATTATGATGAAAACAATGACCTCATGCCAGCCTTGACCATCTTACTGCCACTTACTGGCCCATTTGTTCTTGATGAGCTTTACGATCTTATGCCAGCTTAATTGGTGGTGATTGCATGAACACTGTAATTGATATTTGTAATCAAGCATTACGCGACATAGGTGAGATGCCAATCGTATCGCTTGATGATAGTGGGAAAGTGGCAAGAACGTGCGCTGGGCTGTGGGATACTGCGCGTGATTTCACGCAATCCTTGCATGAATGGCCTGAATGTTTGTCTCGCCATCGGCTCGTTGAGGCAGCGCCGCCACCTCCATTTGGATGGGCAAAGAGATTTCAGCTCCCATCGGACTGCTTACGCATAATTTCTCTTCACGAGCACAACAACTACTTCGACGACTGGGAAATTGAAGGCAACACTTTGCTCACAAATCATCACATGGCAAGCATCGTATATATAAAGCGCAATAATGACGTGGCAAGCTGGTCTGCGCTATTGCAGCGATGCGTGAGATACAGGCTCGCCTCTGATCTCGTTATTCCTATAAATGCAAAGCTTGAATACAAACAGACTTACGAAGAGCTTTTCTGGGCAACGCTTTCCATAGCCAAGGGTCGCACCCCGAGAAACAGAGGATTCGTGAACGTGAGCGACAGGTGGGTGAACAGGCGATGGTGAGCAGAAACATCACGAGGAGTTTGCTCACTAACTTTACTGCAGGAGAGTTCTCGCCTCGCATCTACGGCCGTGTGGACTACAATAAATACTTCAATGCAGCAAAAACGCTGCGTAATATGCTCGTCTTCCCCCATGGCGGAGTAACCAAGAGACATGGCATGGAGTTTATAGCGGAAACGAAAGATAGCGACAAAAAGACGAGGCTTGTCCAGTTCTCATTCTCTACTGTGCAGAAATACATACTTGAATTTGGTGATGAATATATTAGGTTTTATATGGATGGCGGGCAAATACTCGATGACAATGACGAGCCGTATGAAATAGCTTCGCCATATATCGAAGAGGACTTGCCATTGCTTAAATTCGCACAGGATGCTGATGTGTTATATATCGTTCACCCGTATTATCAGCCTATGCAGCTAATACGCCACGACCATAACAACTGGGAACTTTCCGCATTTGAGACAAAATTCGGCCCAGTATTGGATATGAATACGACCGACGTGGCTCTAACGCTCAGCGCTGTTAATGGCTCCACTGGACTTGTAGGTGAATACGTCGACGTTACATCAAATGCCGACATGTTCACAGAAGATGATGTTGGTAGATGGATTAAACTTGATTATTTCAAGGAAGGCAACATGCTTCTTAGCGGGGCATGGAGAATGAATACAGTACATGGCACGCTTTTACCAGCCACCAAGATAGATGGCAAGGTAACCGTAAAATTTTATATTCAGGATACAGGCGAAAACATCAAGATAGACATTCAGTATTCCGTTGACAATGGAAGCACATGGAAGGTTTACAGCTCATTCAGTGGTGCATATCCGAACATTATAGACCAGCAAGATATAGAGTTGCGATCGGAAGATTACAACTATACCGTGCCTCAAATAAAAATAGTTCAATCTGGAAGCCATTCTGAAAAAAATAAATGGTTTTTCTTATCCGCCCAATATATATCAGAATACAGGAGTGGATATCTTAAGATTACAAGCTATACAAATGCTCGAAATGTTAGGTGCCAAGTTAAAAAGAGCGTAACATTGCTTGGAGCCCCAATAAAGGACTGGTATTGGGGGGCATTCGGCATAAACCCAGGTTGGCCTTATACCATTACTTTCCATCAGGACAGGCTTTATTTTGGAGGAGTTGATCACGCTCCACAAAAGATATTCGGTTCAAAAGTTGGTAAATACGAGGACTTTGAGCCTGGTGCCGACGACGACATGGCTGTTGCCTTCGAGCTTGCCTCAAATGAGGTGAACGTTATCAAATGGATCACCTCCAAGGGAGGCATTGTAGTAGGCACAGAAGGCGCTGAGTGGATAGTTAATGGTGGCTCAGCGGCAACTCCGATAACGCCTTCCAATGTGTATGCCTCAAAAGAAACAACAATTGGCTCAAGCGATATACAACCAGTAATTCTAGAAGGTGCAGTTGTATATGTGCAGGGCGGTGGACACAATCTAAGACAGATGCTCTATCAATATATCAATGACAAATACACAGCTATCGATCTGTCGCTTCTATCCGAGCATCTGCTAAGAGATGCTGAAATAATAGACATGGATTTACAGGAAAGGCCATACACGACAATATGGCTCGTGTTGTCCAATGGCATGGCTATTGCGGTTACCATCCTATCAGACGAGCAAGTGCTTGCGTGGTGCCCGCAGGTTACAGACGGCGAAGTTGAGAGCGTGAGATGCCTAAACGAAGAAGTGTGGTTTATTGTGAAGCGCACAATTGATGGACAGACTAAGCGATACATAGAGCGCATAGTGCCGTGGAACGAAACGCTTGCAGATATGTCGTTCATGGATTGCTGGGCCGAGTATATCGGCGATACTGTTGCAATAACCAACATCACACAGGGTAACCCTCCAGTTGTAACGGCACCATCGCATGGATTTAGCAATGGAGACATGGTGCTCATATATGGCGTTAACGGCATGGCACAGCTTAACAGACGAACGTTCAGGGTGCAGAACGCCACAGATGATACTTTCGAACTTTTCGGCGCCAATACTTCAAGCTATCCTGCTTATGCTGGAGGCGGGATTGCCCAAAAATGCGCACATGCCTTGAGTGGCCTTGACTTTCTCGAGGGCAAGGAAGTGAACATTGTCTATGATGGGCTGGTGCACCCTAATAAGGTCGTGGAAGGTGGAGCGATAGAGCTCGATGAAGGCATATGGGGCGGAAACATCAAGGTAGGGTTGCCATATGTGCCGATAATAGAAACGCTCAACCTCGAGATCCCAATGCAGTCTGGCACACTACAGGGACTCATTAAGAGAATTACGAAGATAATAGCGAGGCTTTACAAGACAGTGTCAATAAAAGCCTCGTCTGATGGAGTGAGGTTCGAGACTCTGTCATTCAGGGACACGGTTGGCGTGTATGGTGGAGTATATCCAGAGCTTTTTACTGGAGACAAGACGATAGTTTTGCCATCTGGCTTTAGCCCAGACCAATATCTTTACATCACTCAGGACGAGCCGTTGCCTCTCACGATCACAATGCTGATGGCAGAGATGGAAATCGAATGAAAATAGTTGATTTCAGGCCCGAGCACTACAAAGAAATAGAGGATGTCTACTCAGAGCCAGGGCTTTCTGACATCCTTTTCAGCCAGGCCGAGCAAATGGAAGCCATGTCCAAGCTGGGTCCATGTTGGACGTTCATGACAGATGACAGCAGAGTGATAGGGTGTATTGGTATGATAATGTTGTGGCAGGGCGTGGGGCAGGCGTGGGCCGTGTTTTCACCGCTGATAAAAGAATACGGGATTGCCGTATCGAGGGCTACCAAGCGGTTGATATCGTGGGCCTTTGCCGAATACAGCCTTGACAGGCTTCAGGTGATAGTTCTGCCAGAAGAGGAAAAGAACATAGAGTGGGCCTGGTTTCTTGGATTCGAGGAAGAGGGCATTGCAAGGAGGCTCGTATATGGCAAAGACTTCCTCGTTATGAGCATAGTTAGGGAGGGGTGGGAAGATGAGCGGAGCGCTTACGCCGTTCGTAATGGGCACAGTTAGTGTGGCTATGAACTATCAGGCCGCTGCAGCTCAGGCGCAGGCCATAAAGCAGCAATCGGCTGCCGAGGCCCAGATGCTGCGCCAGAATGCCTATTACTACGAGGCGGAAGCGCAGATGGCCCGCCAGAAGGCCCAGTGGGACGAGAGCATGCTTCGTGAGCAGATAAGAAGCACAGTTGGCACTCAGAGGGCCGCCTATGCGGCGAGGGGCGTTAGGCTCACTGGGTCGCCTTTCGAGGTGATATCCGAGACCTTGATACAGGGACAGAAGGACATCCTTGCCGTGCGATATGGTGGCGAGGTGCAGGCTTATAAGGCCCTCGCCACGGCAGACATGTATAGGCAGAAGGCGGCTTATGTGCTGTCGGCTGGGTCGGCCGCCGCTGGAACGCTAACAAGGACGTCAATGTTATCGTCAATTCTTAATGTTTACAGCCTGTGGAATACATATGGGCTGCAGCAGCAAAAGCCAGCCGCTGGCACAGGGCTTAACACACCAGGCATGATCACGTTCCCGAGCACCAGGATAACCGATTATAGAGGGTGATGGTATGGCCCAGATAAAGCGATACGAAAGGACTCAGTCAATAACCCAAATAAGTCCAGTCCCGAGGCAGCCGTTCACCTACGATGACCTTGGCAAGATGTATCAGGTTAGGGCTACTGGCATGGCGCAGCTTGGCCAGCAGCTCGGCGATATGGCCCAACAGCTTCACGAGCAGCGGAGCGCTGCTGAGATGGTGTCGGCGAGGGCTGCTGCGGATGCAATGCTAAATGATTTCATGATGGAGTTGCAGAAGAACCCGCAGGACTTCCAAAATTATGAGGCTTTATTTCTTGATAAGCAGAAGGAAGTATTGGACACCGTATCGGCTTCATTCACGTCGAAAGACGCTTACCGCAGGTTCACCCAGGAATTCTGGCCCTTGTATGTGGAAAACCAGAGGGCCAAGGTGCAGCAACTGAGCCTGCAGAAAGAGGCCGACTACACGGCTGGCAAGATGGTTGAAAACATTGAGCTCGCCGTGAGGTCTGGAGATTTGGGGCAACTTGACATGGCGCTGAAGCTTGCAGAGCAATCTGGGCTCATCTCTCAAAACACGCTTGCCAAGCTGAGGATATCGGGAGAGGATGAGATAAAGACCAACATAGCCCTGCGCTCAATACAGGATCAAATAGCGGCTGGCAAGGTGGAAAAGCCCGAAGACTGGGTGCCGCCAGACGAGATAAAGTCCCTGCTCACTGAGAAGGATATGTATACCATGCGGGATATAGTCAAAAGTGAGCTCGCCGAGCGCAAGAGGGCAGAGGCAGAGCAGAAAGCGTTGCTTCAAGAAGAGGCTGACAAGAAGCTTTTTGACATGTGGCTGAGGCCAGGAGTATACCCAGACAAGAACTACATAAAGCAGTTGGTGAATGCAGGAGTTTACACGCTACCAGAAGGACATGCGAGGGTTGAGATGTTCGAGGCCAAGCGCAATTCCGAGATAAAGGCATACACGGAAGGGTTGAGCTCCTATGACAAGCAGATGCTCGCTCTGAAAATCCCCGCTGACCAGAACTCACAGCTTTACAATGATTTCTTGAGGCGCATAGGCACGGCCACAAATGACAGGGAATTCTTTGAGATAGCGCAGGACTTGAACAACGCCGATGCCCGTGATTGGATCACGCCGTTCCAGAGGAAGAGCCTCGTTGACCTGCTGG